ATATAAGCGAACCAATGTTCTACTGCTAACATCTTCTTACTGGGTTCTAACTTTAGTAGGTACTCATACAATGTCTTCGTTACTATGACATCTCGTTCGCAGTACTTCTTCATCTCTTCGTTGTAACTATCCCAAGCACCTTCCTCTTCTCCGTAAGATAGCTTTAATATCTCACCCATCCTGAGACCCCATGCCTTCAAGCTGTGACTACCAATCAATTTAGTATCAAATTTTTTCCTACTAAAATCATCTTCCTTTAAGTCTGGATTCAAACACCTACTCATAACGAGGGTGTCTTGGACTTTAACTAAAGGAGGATAGAAGTTATATAGTTTAGATAAGACAGGCAGGTCAAAGCCTATGATGTTATGACCGATGATCTTGTCTGCTTTACTTAACATATCTAGTCCAGCCCTCATGCCATCACCCTCAAAGGTAATCATCTTACCTCCTATTGGATCATACACACTCATGCAATGACAGACCTTGAGGTCACTCAGATTAGTGAAGTCCTCAATGCCGTTGGTTTCTATATCAAAGAATAGTATTTTCATATAAGTGCTTCCTTCTTTTTCATATTGTAAAAGCTTTCGTTTTTCTTTTTATGTTCTAATCTTTTTGTTTCCACCCACTCATCTGTAGTATTCATGCAGAAATCATAAGCATCTTCAGACCGTTTATCTTTGCTATCACAACAATACATTGACGCTTTATCCAAGTGCCATAGATATTTAGGCATTTCTACTTTCAACCAAAAACTACAAAGCTTGCCACTTATCTCATCGTACATAGGTTCTGTAAATCTACACTTTTCTTCTGTGTAATTATATTCGTCAATCATATGACACCATGTATATTCATCTTCTCTAGGTATATCATGTACATGATAGTCTATGTCCTCTATTAACCACCATGTTGTTACTGTTTTATTTTCTTTTTTCATAATTGGTTTATAGGTTTTTTAGTAGAGAAATCTTCAACGCTTCCGTCAGTGCGTCTGATATAAAAACAACGACCAGGATAAACTGGAGGTTCGCCTACAAAAAAGTTCCTTAGTCCTACTCCTATTTTCTTATCGCTGTTAGGGTGCTTATATAATAAATCTTTTAGAACCCAATATAATTCTTCTCCCTCTTTAATAGTATCTCCTAACTCAGCGTTTTGTAAGTGTTTAGAAAGATAACCTATGATACTTACTTTGGTTGGGAATATTTCATTTCCTAATTTTATTTTCATATTTTTAAAACGGACTCGCTCCGTTGTTGGTTGTTGTTGTTTTGTCTTTGAATACATCCTCACTCTCTGTGTACCTGCCACTATCTGCATTGTAAAATAATGTAGACGCAAGCCCAGTCTCACCTGAGAATCTATTCTTTAGTACTCTTACTTTTGTTTCGTTGCTATCTTCTTTTTGTTGGTTTCTCTCTAGTCCTATCACCATGTCACTTAGTTGTGGTATCGAATGACTACCTCTCAGGTCCGATAACCTAGTGACTCCACCCTCTTCATGTCCTCCACCATTCGGTGGTCTTCTAAGGTGTGATACTAACACCATTCCACATCCAGTCTCCTCTACTAAGCTTCGTAGTTGTGTCATCGTGTTATCAATTAACCTTCGTTCATCATCTCCTTGGATACCACTAACCACAATAGATAGATGGTCAAGGAATATCCACTTACATCCTAGTCCTTTGCACAGGTAGCGTATCTTACTTAACAAGTTATCACTCTCCGTACTTCCGAAGTGGTCATAGGTATAGAAGTTCTTGTTACCCATAGTCTCATCGAATGCTTTGCGTAACTCCTTCTCGTCAAGATCATTCTCAAGGTGCAACGGTTTGTTGAGATGTATGCCCATGATTCCAAGTGCAGTTCGTCTGACTGATTCTTCAAGTGCGATGTAACCTACAGTTTCTCCTAGTCCTAAGAGGTGGTGACAGACTTCGCGACAGAACAGAGACTTACCAATCCCTGACCCAGCACAAAGTGTCACCAACTCTCCTCGTCTAATACCGTGTGTCATGTCATTCAAAGAAGCATACGGATAGGGTTGTGACTCAGAAGTATCCTCCTTTATCACAGCTTCCCATATCTCTTCTCCTCCCACTATCCCATCAGGTCTGTACTCCCTCGCTTGCCATAAGCAATTCACCAACTCCTCGCTACGCTTTGCCACGATCATGTCACTGGCATCCTTTAACGGTAGCTCTGCAATTGATGCTTTACCTGGAGTTAAAAGAGCAGCACATTCTGTTGCTCCTTTTCTTCCTGGATCATCGTTATCAAAGCAGAAGATTACTTTTTGAAAGGACTCTAACCAATCGATTGATTGACTAACGTACTTCTTTGCTGCCCCTGCTCCGTTAGGTACAGATACTACTGCCCACTTATTCCCGAACGCTTGTGAAATACTTAACGCATCCACTTCACCCTCACACACCACTACTCTTCTTCCTCCATCCTTCCAAAGGTGCTGACCGTATAGACCAAGCAACTCTCCTCGGATGTGGAATTGTTTATTCGCAGTGCGTATCTTTTGTCCTACTAATGTGCCATCCCTACTTCTATAGTTAGCTATCTGGACTGGTTCTTTATTAAAGAATCCTAATTGATAACCCCACTTCTGACAGGTTTCACTTGTTAAGTTTCTTCTTGTTATGTCTGTGTACTCACCAGTAAGAAATGATGTTTCACTACTACTGTTACTACTCACCTTTACAGTTCCCCCTTTAGGTCTACTGTATGTGTCACAACTGAAACACATTGTGCTTCCGTCTGCGTTGACTCCGACAGCGTCACTCGACCCACACTCTGCACATTGCTGATGTGTGTTAGTGAAAGCCATGACTTTGGTACTTGTTTATGTGCATATAATATTCCTTTCTTTTCACACCACATTGCATAAGTAGTCTTACTACCTTTGCGTATTTTATTGTAGGCGTTTTGAAACAACAACCTAATGTCTAAATCAGGATGCTGTTGTTTGATTAGTAAATGCTTAGACCTATCCTCCGTGACCCATCTTCCCTTGGTCTCTACTATGATTCCGTTGGGAAGGATGAAGTCAGGAGTGTAGGTGCTAAGTCTCTTATACTCAATGACTAATGTCTCGTACTTGTAATCTATTCCGTGACGTTTTAATTGAGCAGCTATTCTCTCTTCAAACCCACTCCTAAAAGTCGGCAGTGAGGGTGTCTTCTTCCTCTTCGGCATCAAGTGCTTGGTCAAGGGTTTCACCTCCGTTAACATATCCACCTTCAACAGCAGTAAAACCAAATGAATCAGCTGCTTGTTCTGTGAACTCACCCTCTGACAATTCAATTACTTGAACAGCTAATAACTCTAACGATAATCCTACTCCTAATAAGGAAGTGAACCAAGTCTTAGGGCGTACGTTAAGGCGTACCTTTGAACCACCTCGTACTATTGTTTCTTTGTCCCAAGGATTACCCTTTGAATCAAACAATCCAAGCGAACGTGTGTACGGACTACCAGTCATTTTACTTATTCCGTTAACAGGTTTCAACTTTGCTTTGAGGATGTAAGAGTCTCCTTCAAGTTGAATAGGTAACTCATAGGACTTAGCCTTCTTACCCAGCTCCTCACTCTTCTCCAGTATTGCCTCTTCAAAGATAGGTTTCAATTGCTTTACAATAACATCACCTTCTTCTTTTGTTAACACTATGCTACAGCTATACTCACCACCCTCTACAAACTTTGTACTAGGTGTGTTCACCCAAGGGTACTTAGCAATTCCTACAGGTGTAGTTATACTGTCTAATTTTGATCTACTTTTTATAGCCATCTCTTTCTTCTTTCTATTTGTTGTTTTATGAGAACAGGTACTGGCAGTCGTTTAATGCAGACACATCAAGTGTGCCTAGTTCTATGCTGTCTTCCAGTTCGTTTGTTCCAGTTTGTGTAGCGACTTCGTTGTTGAACTTATTCCCGATGTCGTTACTAAAAATCTCTTGGTATATCTCTCTCAATTGTTGGTGCATCTTCGGTGCGTTAGGGCTTTGAGTTGCAAAGCTGTCATGTATAGATGAGACATCACCTTTGAATTTGCAAGCTAAAAAATGTACCACACTAGCATCAATACTATGTATCACGTTGGGTACAATAGCTTTAGCCATTTGCGAAGGACAAATTAAATCATTATCTCTACGGTACTTTACTTGAATGCTTTGCATATTAAGGACGGACTTGACATAAAGGTTATCTTTCTTAACAAGCTCCTGTTCAATAGGTAATCCAAAGGGAGAAGTCCACGTAAATTTTTTATCACATTTCCGTATCTGCCTTTTCAAGTTCCTCATGTATGTAATGTGTTTATCAAGCATCCAATTTGCTACGTCATTAATCAAGGTAGCAAGGTAGAGCATAGCTTCCACATATTCATTGTTACTAAAAGGATTAACTCGTCCGTTACGCACCTCCTTTTTGAATACATCTTCTACTTCATCCACACTAGAGTAGCTATTCATTCCAAAAGGTTTACACATCACGATCTTCTTAACATACTTCCTTGATATACCCCACTTTAACCAGTCACCAGCGAGAGAGTGTTGGTTTTTATTCCTGTGCAATCTAGCGTTCACACGGTCACATATCTCTTGGTATAAATCTTTTGGTTTATCTTGTGGTACTAAGTTTGTCCACCCTCCTATCTCCTCATCTTTTAAAAGTAAAGATAGAATCTGTACACCATTACAAGTAGCGTCCATGTGACAAGGTAATCTCGTTTCAAAACCATAACCTTCTTCCTTAAACCCTTGATATTCAAAACAAAACGCCAGGAATGCCCAAGGATTAGAAGCTCCTTGCCAATAGTTATTGTTAAAAGGATCAGATGCACATTCTTTTATCTCATTTTCACGGCTCTTTATCCAAGCAATGCGTTCTTCATAAGTCCCCTTTGTACCCCATACATTTGCCCCGTGAATCAACAACCACCTACTCTCCTTCTCGTTAGTAATTGGTACGCTGTTAAAGAACTCCAAGCAACTCCTTCCAAGGTCACAACTTTGTGGGTTAACATAGCTAGGTACATAATACACTCGTCCTCTGTAATCCATTTGAACTGGAAAGAATATCTTTTCCTTGTCGGAGTATAACTTGCAGACGTGTAAGATTTTTAAACACCTCATCCGTTGTCCGTTCGTCCGTTGATTAAATTCGTAGATATACTTTGCCTTCTTCTTCCACTCGATAAAAGCTTCAGGGTCTTTCTGTACCAGTCCTTCGATTGGTTCAAGTGGTTCAAGTAACTGACTCTTTTGCATAGCTCCGATGGACAGGTCATTATCCCACGCCCATTGCATGACTTCATAAAGCTTCTTGTTCAATCGATACGGTACATTTTGCAACTTGTTCAACGGTTCGTATGCTTTGGATAAATCCCTAGACATATCACTCCTCTTCATAATAGGAAGTTGTGGGAGTTCAATAGAACTGTATCCACCACCCCAGTTATCATTCCATTCGATAGGTTTTTCAAGAGTAGCTAACCAAAAGGGAGACAATACTTCACAGTGTTCATCATACTTCTTGATCCACTCGTACATTTTAGGGTTCGGAACTAGTATCTTCTTTGTCTTTCTACCTTGGCAGAATCGATCACGGACAGAAAATAAATTGGTTTGTAAGCGTATCACTTCTAATAACCAACACCCAATCACTGCTTTATGGTGTTGTTTAAAAAGATCGAAGCGTTTATACCTTCCTTGTTTGTGGAACTTCCTTTCCTTTGTCCAGAAGTGGGACATAAAACGATACCTACTCTTCGCGTCCTTTCTATCCCTTTCCAGTAGCATCCAATCGCTTTTGTTCATGTGCTTTTTAAAGTAACGGACACGTACTTCATCTTCGATTGCCTTTGCCATTTCAAAACTCGCGGCAGTTATGTTTGGTTCGTCAATTAACAAATCAAATAATTTCTTAATGCCAAGATATGCAATCACACTGGGTTCTAAATCCCATACAAAAGGAAGCCACAAAGGTACAGGTGCATCAGGTTTTGAACAGTCTTCAAAGTACCTTGCTATTGCATTCTCTACGTCCTCGTGTATCGCTCGTCCTAGTCTCTTATAGCTTGGTTGTTCGGACAGGTAATTGTTATCTTTATATACCTCCTTCATCTTCCTGTACCTGTGCTTTCCCCACTCTACCATTGACTGCTCCCAAGTATACTCGTCTTTCGGGTGTCCACTTACTCGTTTTTTACTCACTTTTAATCTTTCTATTTTTGATAGAACCCCACACGAACTCTCTCCATTCCTTTGGTTTTCTTCTTGGTATATCTGTTCGTATCAATCGTCCAACCTCATCATATCCTAGTTGGTTATTCATCCAAAACAGTTCAAACTTTTTCTTTACTTCCAATTCAAACTCTCTGGTAGTGTAATACACTTCATCAAAATCTTCATCACTACTCATCTATTTCCTCCTCCTCTTTCTTGGCTTTCGCTAATGTCATTGCATCAAGTTCTTCTCCTTCCTCTTCTTCGGGTTCAAATTCGTGCCAGTATTTATTTTCCATCATTGTTATATTCCTCCAGTAGTTTTTGTAAGGACAGGTACAGTTCAAAGTATTTATGTTCGGGGTCAAGCACTCCTTTAAAGTGCTCGGTCATAATAAAGTGCATGGTTTCTTCTATCATGTTTCTAGGTTGGTTTATATATTTAAAATCTTTAGGTGTTATCTCTGTTCTCATGGTTTGTCTAATGCATCCTTCTATTATACTGTAATTCACTTCAGTCTGTATATAAGAATCCAAGACTCAGCAAGAATATAAGCATGAACATTAGTAACATTTCTAAGCTCATAATAATATTAGTTGTTTGTTTGTTGTTGTTTTCACTGGTGCGTGTCTCATCTCTTTTAAAATGTGAGTGATAACATCTATAGTCCATCCATTACCTAGCATTTTATATCGTTGGGTATTACTTACTCCTTCAGTATAGTTATCGGGTACACTTTGTAAGCGTTCGCATTCAATAGGTGTGAGTCTTCTCATCTTTTCCTTTATGACTCCATAAGGTACACCTTTAAACATATTAGCAGTTAAACAAGCACTCTTACCATCTAACGGATTAGTGTGGTATTCCCAACGAGGTTTTCCGTTACGTAATCGTGACATATAATCAATAGCTTTATCGGAAAGGTAAAACTTTTCATCCACTTGATCTTCTAGTATATCTTTCAACACAATACCTCGGTCAATAGGTTGTACAACATTAGGTATATTAGTCCAGTAAAGTCTCGGTCTATTCTGTGCAGTAAGTAAGCGAGAATTAATAGCAATTGGTTCAACTCCTAAAGTGTCGGTTATTATTTTCTCCCATTCCTTCTTCATCTTAACATTTTCAAGTAAGAAGTAGGTAGGTTTGGTCTCTTTCAGTACACGTACAAACTCCCAAAACAATTTACTCTTTCCATCCATGCCACTGCCATCACCAGCGTTTGAGAAAGATTGACAAGGACTACCTCCAATTAATAAGTCTATCCTGGGCAAGTCACTGCCTTTTACATCCAAGACAGAACCAATATGTTTAGTGTTTGGGTAATTCTTTTTAGCTATCTGCATAGCGTGTGAATCAATCTCACTGGCAAAGTAATTACCTACCTTTACACCTAAAGTATCTAAAGCTAATTGACCACATGACATTCCATCAAATAACGAGAGTACATTATCTAGTTTTATATCTATTTTCATAAATCCCACTCTCCATTTTTTACGTTATCAATATCTTGCATGGCTTTATCGTATGCAGTGAACTCGCTCGTATCATTAATTTCATCATCATACAATTCTAATATCTCATTAGCATATTGAATATTGAATGATTCATTCTTAACTAATCTAGTTAATTCTTCTTTTAGGGTATCTCTCATTGTTTTATTAGTTCCCTGGCGTGTAAGAATTTCATCCCTAGCATTTTAGACAAGTCTCTACCTGTCCTGTTAGCTTCCTCAATACCTTCTCTGGTTTCTATGGTGCTTATCTGTCGCTTTTCAGTAACACCTTTTAAGCTCTTACTCTCAGCGTACAAGCCGTACTTTTTAATTGTAGTTCTTTTCTTTCTTAATTTTTTCATTTGGTTTGGTTTCTTTTTGTTTGTTCTTGAAATGAAGTGAATAAATCTTTTATCGATCCATCCTCAATCAAATCATCTAATTCTCCTAATTCCTCCAGTCGGTCACGCATATTAGCGTTTTCAATTTGAGATTCGTTGAGCCAGTTAAATAGCTGTAAGTTTCTTTGTTCTAACTTTTCATATTCTTTTATTTCTTTTATAGTCATTTGGTTTTATTGGTTTGGTTTATTTAGTTTCTTTAGTTCCTTTAAGACCGATTTGTACTGTTCGATCTTTTCTTCGTGACTATTCGCTCGCCCTGTAAACAGGTGAGGCAAGTCCTTAAGATGCCACTCTATGTAGACTTCCTTGTAATCACTTACAATTCTGTAAACAAAAGCTTGTTCTTCGATGTATTCTGTGACGCTCATAATGAACAGATAAAGATAAGAGTTGCCCATGTTGCAAGAACAATTACTGGACTGACAAGCCATACTATCGCTTGTTCTTTGCGTGACGGTTTAAGTGAGTCGAACATATCTTTTATGTCCGATGTTTGGTGGTTTGGTTTTTTCATGGTGTTTAAAAGTTATTTATTAATCTTCGGTCTCAATGTGCTCTTTTAGTTCATCCCAATTAACGTCCTGTAAGTCAATCATGTCAGCCAGTATCTTATCGGTTACACATTCGCTATTAGATAAGTTATCAACTTTTTCCTCAAGCTCGTCTTTTATCCAGTCGATATCTGATTGTGTGTGTGGCTCGATCCATAAGTTGATAAGCCAAGTTGATCTGTTAGTCCATCCATTGTAGTTATTTTCTGTGTTCATGATATTGTTTTTTCTATTTGATTTAATTGATTAAGAAAGTGCCAACCCAACCTTCACGCCCTCATTACAAGATGAGTATTTGACCAGTACAGAAGAAAAGAAGGACTCATTATGATACCCATCCCAACCGTACATCTCATGGTTTTGACCTTGTCCATTTAAAGAATCATTGACACGCATGAATTCATTCAAATCATAAACTTGTCCACGATATCGAAAGAATGAACTCTCCTCGATTGTGTCGTAATTATCTTTGATTTCGTTTTGCTCTTTTTCAGTAAGATCAAAGAAGGATAGTATTTCTTTGAAGTGATTATTTGTTATAATTTTCATAATGTTTTTATTATTGGTTATTGGTTAAAATAAATATGATGATCTTTAAATCAAAAATATCAAAAACTGTAAAGATTTTATTTTCAAGTTTTTTGTAAGTCATTGATTTTACTTAATAGAAAAAAATTAAAAAAAGTTTTATAGAATTATTGATGAAATGAGATTAAAAGAAATTATTGAAATTATTTGATCTGAATAAATGTGACGTCAAGATGTCATGACATCATGGAAATAAACAAAGTAAAAAATACAAATTTACAAATGATAACAGATTATCAATAGCAAGTAATCGCAAATAACCCTGTCAATTTGTTGATTTGCGTTAAGTACTATAACATAGCTCCAATATTCCCTAAGTCGTTGATTACCAGCAATTAGACATAATGTGTATTGTACGAACGGTGTTGATAATCAACAAGTTATGAAAAGAATTTTAACAGTACCCCACCCCACAGTGTAATTTTAGAGGGTGTCGAGGGGGTTTTTTCCGTTCGCGTATATAGCGTAAGCCCCTCAAATTTTTCTACCAAAAATCCAATATAGTTTTGTCTAAAGAGTTAGCAGGTACTGTCTTCATCGTCCTCCTCCTCATCTTCTTCTAGCTCTAGTAGGATGACACTGGTAGCTAATATGTCGTATTTAACGAACTCCAGGACACCTAAGATTGTTTGGTCGTTCAAATCGAACTCCCCTTTATAACGATTTATTAAATTACATAAGTCGTTGGTTAGCAAGTCTGTCTGAGTATCTATGTCCATATCTTAAAATTTAAGGCTTTACAAATCTGAAAATCGTTTATAATGTTATCTATAACTTATAAGGAGTCTTTCTTTAAAGACTATCTTTTAAAGACTACTTTAAAGTAACCTTAACAAGAAGTCGATACTTCGTTCTTCTCCTTCTTACCTTTTAAAGTAAAGACCAAGACAAAGACCTTCTTTAACTTACCCTTATATTAAAAACTTTTTAAGGCTAGGTGTGTCTAAAGACCAATAGTATCTTTCTTTTAACATATATTTAATTAAGAAGTTCTTAAAGGAGGGAGGGTCTTCGTCAGGGTCGACCCTCTTTTAAAAGTAGTATCTGTAAAGATATGTATTTAAACTAACTACCGAAGCACCTATATTAATCACATCCAAAGGTTACTGTTATAAGAGCCTTTAGATTTGTTAAATGAATCTACAAAGGACGTTAGTTCTTTGTCCAGGAGTTCCTGTTTACGATAGTTAATATTATTGTTAACATCTTGATTCATTTGTTCTACCCAATAGTTAACAGCAATAGAGAGAGCATCTAATCTATCATCGTTAATAAGGCTACCTTTATCCTTTGTTATCCTTGATAGTTGATAGATAAGCATATACTTAGCTTGATGTTCAATAGGATAGGACTGAGCACTCTTATAGTCTTGTTGAACAACAGAAGGATCAATAATCAGTTTATGTTGATTAAGTACAGGTTCAAGGACATCAATGATTCTAAGTTCCTTTTGTTTGTTATGTCTTACTTCTTCAATGGAACAAGGATAGGAGGTCATAAACAAAGGTTTAAGAAGTTCCATGAACATACCATCACCAAAGTTAGACTCTATAATGATTTTGTTAACCTTATTAGTCTTGGCAATGTAGACTAGTTGTTTAAGAGTTTGTTCATCGTATCCACCTTTAAGACCACCAGCTTCAGGAACAAAGAGTTGACCGTTAAGCATCTTAACCACAGCATACCCAGTTTCATCCTTACCTCTACCACTAGGGTCAATAGACAACACAGACCCAGTATATTCAATCATATCACCAAGAATCTTAAAGGGCTTATGAAATCTATCACCACCTAGACCTACATTAGGAATATCTTTATTTTCAAAGGACGGATCAGAAGACCACATAATCTTTTCAGGAGCTAGGTCTACATCAACATCTGTTATAATTAAATCGTTAACCTTTAAAGGATACCTATCCGCATCCGACAGACGAGGGTTAAGCATGAACTGTAAAGCATACCCAGTCCTACCATACGATAACTTTCTTTCTTCAAGGTCCAGATCAGTAAACCTAGAAGGTTCTGTAGATCGTCCTACCGACTCATCTGTTATCTTTTCAGTAAGATACGGAGCAATATCGTTATCGTAGTTCTTCAGTACTAAGTCTTCACTGGGATACTCAGAGGTCCATATACGAGCCTCATAGCCCCTCTCACGCAGTTTGTTATAAATAGAGTCCTCGCATTGGGGTGTCCCTAGAAAGAGAATCCTAGAGGTGTCTAAGGGCTTTAAGATAGCTTCAAACTCTTTTACTTGTTCATCTAGCTTATCACGCATCCCTTGAGTAGCAGAATTGTTAGGTACTTCAATATCGTCTGCAATGATGATGTCCGCACGGCTACCTGTTAACTGAGAGGATATACCTAGTGACTTAACGGAAGGAGCGTGAGCAGCTGGAGCAGGACCAACATCGAAGGCAATCTTAGAGAACCTTTGATCCTTTTTAGGGATTAGTCCTTGAAGAACAGGAATGTCGTGTATGATTTTCAAGGTGAAGGTGGAGAAGTCATCAGCACGGTTCTTAGAAGCAGATACAACAAGGATGTTCTTAGTGGGGTCTAGGAGGAGTTGATGTACAGCATAGGCAGAACATATCCAAGACTTACCTACACCACGGAAAGCCATGATAACAGATCGTTTAGGACCGTGTTGCATGAAGTCTGCAATGTCATATTGTAATCCAGTAGGATCAGGTAGGTTCAAGTGTTTCCAAACTACATATAAGAAGTTACGGAAGTCCTTGAGTTGTTTAAGCTTTTCAATACTCATTGCTGCTTCAACTCTCTCTCTTTCGGTGTTGTAATTACTTTGTAGCTACTTTTTGCTTTAGTTGTATATCGTCTTCAAAGGGGAGTACTTCATTGAGTAGGTCATTAAGGGGAGTATCTTTCCCACTTGTTAATACTATCTCGTTATCTTTAAGTAATTGTCTAGCACCGTTCAGTAGTGATGGATTGTACTCACCAGTCTCGTGCATCTGATCGATAGCTGATTTGTAGGTATCTGCTACATAACCTTGTAATTTACCTAGTTCTTCAAAAGTCTTCATAATATATTGTTAACACTTCCAACGTCTAAGAGCTAACGCTTTTCTAGTGGGTCTACCTTTAGAGTCTTTCATTGGTCCTTTGTTACCTGACATCCTAGCACAGAAGCTACGCTTCCTAGGACCACCACCAGGTTGAGGAGCTTTTAAGTTAGACCCTGTAGCCTTGTTATACTTAGCCCTGCCTTTAGCCGTGAGACCACCCTTCTTGCTCTTCTCACCTCTACCTAAAGATAACGATACACTTCTCACTTTTTAAAACCACGCTTCATATTAGCGTAGGACTTAGGTGATATTGTAGACTTCTTCTTGCTACGACTAATGCCTAGCTTTCTTCTTCTGTTAATATTTGCGTACAATCCTTTTTTCATCGTTTAATTAATATCTCCATCATTCTATCTAGTTTACCGTTAATCTCTTTAACAGTGGTTTCAAGTCCACTCATTCTATTCTCTACCGCAGTGTCTCGTTCTCTTTGAGTAGCAAGTTCTACTTCAATCTTTGTTAATCGTTTCTCGTCTGTATCCAGTCGATCTGATAGTTTCTTTATGACCCATCCGATCACGGCAAGTATAACGCCAAGAGCGGTGTCTAAGAAGTGGGAAAGTGATTCTGTCATTGGCTTATGCGACCGCTATAGTTGTGACTGTACCGCTAGAACCTTTAAACTTTAAAGCACCACTTTCAACATAAAGATAACCTCCTCCAGTCGGATCACCACTAGGTGCTCCTGTTGTATCTTTTATAAGAATGTAATCAGGTCTGACTGTAACAACTTCAGGAATAGGAGTGCCACCTGATGTATCACCAGCACATAAACCCAAGGAATTATGACCTTCAACTCTAGCTCTAGAATTATGAACTACATCTATTGCAGTAGAATCATCACTTATAACTCTTACATCATAATCATCAGTGCTAGGGTTTTTTAAATCAATAAAAGCTGTGAAACCAGTACCCCCTCCTAGTTCCATGCTTACATTTCCTGCGTTGGTGACTAATATATCTCCATCTACGTTTAAAGAATGAGCATTGGAAGCTGAAGTACCTATACCTACTTTTCCTGTTCCTGACACATTAAAGTTTACATCAGTAGAACTTATTTTATCAGCTGTAACAGCATCATCAGCTATAACGGTAGCACCGTCTCCTGTACTGGTTACATCTCCTGTATGATTAGGGTGAGAGTAAGGAGTAGCTAATTTAGCGTTAGTAACAGCACCGTCTAATATTTTAGCAGCTGTAACAGCAGTGTTAGCTAACTTATCGGTAGTAACAGCACCATCATCAATCTGAGTTGTTCCTATTGTACCTTGTGTAAGAGGAATGCCTAACCCTCGTTGAATAATTACAATGTCTTCCCCTCCAGCTAAAGAAGGAATAATTGTTAAGGTATCTGTGTCAGGGTCTACTGTGTAATCAACTGTAGGTTCTTTTACTAATCCGTTAACACTAACATCATATGCACTGTCTCCTAGTACATCGGCATCAGTAACAGTATAAGTTGTGTTCGCTCCTGCTGTACCTGTGAACTGCCATTTAGAAGGAGGAGTAGAAGCACCAGCAGCAATCTGTTCTACTTTTTGATCTACATAGTTCTTAGTAGCTGCGTCACCTGTTAAGGTAGGTGTACTTACATTTAATATCTTATTTGACTTAGCATCCCAATCTGTTCCTCCTGGTCCTATTTGAAGAGAAGCTTCATTTAACTCAGCGAGTTCCTCATTTAAAAATCTATTGTGTTGATAAGCAAAGTCTAACTCTGTTTCTGTCAGTACTGAACCATTTACAAAATCTACTAGGTTAGTATCAGGTTGACTGTTCCTCCTTACACGAACTACCTGACCTGCTGTAGCTCCGCTATTTAAAACTACTTTGTTAGCAGGAGATGTAACCAATGTGAAGGCAGCTGTATCTACTCCGTTGATTTCAACTTTAACGTGTTCAGCTTTAAGATAAGAAAAGGAAAACGCAAAATCTGTCTGAGACGCTGTTGCAGTGGAGTCTACATATGTATTAGCCATAGTAATATATTATTAGTTTGTTTGTGATAAAAGTTCAAGCACTTAGTCAGTGAGTGCCTCTAAGATTGATATAGGACGATCTGACTCATCTGATTTTAATTCTAAGTTATCTATTATGGTAGATAATTTAACATCCTCCTTATTTATAAAATCATTCAAAAACTCAGGGTCTTTTAAAATGTCTTTTTGAGTTTGTTTATAAAATTTCTGTATTAACGAATCTAAACTTTTTAAACCTTCGTTGATAAGTACATCAGGATTCGTTTCACTAGCTACAAAACCTTTATCAAACTTTTTCTGCCAACGACTACTGTTAATTAAATCAGACACAGCATCTTTTACTTCTTGTTTTTTACCTTTAATTCTTACTAAAGTGTTTCTTAATTTTTTATCAAAAGCATAAGAAAGTGTAGTTCCATCCGAATTTCTAAACTCAGTCATTCTTATTCCAGAATATAAAGTAGAGGGTTTAGGTCTGATGTTTCCGTGGGTGTCTGTCGCTATTATTTTCTCAAACTCCTTTTGCTCCTTTAATGCTCTAGGAGCTTGTCTAATAACAGCTTCAGTAAACACTGTTTTATTTGATATTAAATCATTTCCTAATAAATCCGTCTTTTTGTTAACAGGAGTGCGACCTAGGACAGAATACATAACTCTATCGTAGTAAGTTGCTCCTCTTAAATCAGCTATTGATGCATCTCCCTTAACCTCATACGCTTGTACCATTTTTCTAACTTGAGCAGGGACAGGTACATAACTAGCTACTAACCTTGAAAAAGCTCCTGTAAGAACCTCACCTTCACCACCTACTATTTCTTCAAAATTCTTAACACCTTCAGCTAAAGGCATCGCTTTTGAAAGTTGTATGAAAGACTGTTTTATAACTGACCATCTATTTTGATCTTTAGTTAAAATTTTAATTCCTTTCCGTTCTTCTATTTCTTTTATTCTCTCAAAAGCCATCACATCTGCGTATAGAGCTAGAGGAAAGGACCAAGGTAAAGCAGCTGAGTAATCACTTCCAAAAGCTTTAAAAGATTCCATTCCTGATTTTTTTCTTTGGTCAACAGTCATCCAAGCTAAAGAGCCAGTAACACTACCACTTAAAGCTAGGTAGCCTCCCATCAAACCTAAAGTTGTACCTATTAAACCATCGGTAAGAAGTTCGTTATTATATTTAGCTCTTCTTACATAAGCTGTATTTAAACGATCACTTAAAGAATTAAATTCTTCTGTGAAGCTATCTTTAACAGTGGAATCTAAATCAGGTTTAACTAACTGTTTGTTTACTACTTCTAGTTCTAATTCTATGTTTCTTATTATCTTATTGTATGGGTTGGCTTGTTCTCCTATACGCTTCGGCAATTCAAAAGGAGATACTTCTAGAACACCTAAAGCAGATTTAGCTGGAGCAGCTACAAGTCTAGCACCTCTATAAACAGCACGTATAGGAACACCAATATAAGGAAGAAAAGCATTTACAGTAAAACCTAATATTCCGTCATCATTGCTTAAATCTTTTAAACTATTTATTAGTTTCTCTGAACTGTTAATATAAACATCTTCTAAATTATCTGTGTTACTAGCAAAAAGTAATTCTTCCCGAACCTGGTTTACTTCATCTATAAACTCGTGTGCATCATTAAGAACTTCAAGTCCATCGCTGTCCACCCAAGCTGAGTTGTATAATTGTTCCGCTTTTTGTTTTTGTTTTGCAAGGTCATCAGGAAATTCTAGTAAAGCTTTTTTATTTGATTCAGAATATATCCTAGCTTTAACAATTTGTCTTTTAAATAATTCATCAACTGACTGTATTCCTCTTACTCCTAAAGATAATATATGATTAAATTTACCATTAAGAGCGAAGTCTCCTAAAGACCTAGCAACATTGTCAGCAGCTTCTGCCTGTCTTTTAGCATCTCTAGCTGCTTTAGCTATTAAACCGTGTTCTCCTCTTGGTAATCCTATAGTGCTTATTTCATCGGATAATCTCCCTGCTCTTCTGTCCGTGGCACTTATGTTTTCAGCAAATGTTCTACGCAACGCTTCACCTAAACCATTCAAATCAGTAAGCATTTTAAAGGAACTAGCCATTTCTATTTGTGCCATCTTATTAGCGAGGGGTAAACCTTTAGGGAGATTAGAAATCCAAGTTGTAGGTATTCTAAAGAACTGTTTGAAACCTGCACCTATACCTGTAGGAACACCAGCAAAAACAGAGGGTAGTTGGTCAATTAAAGCCATTTGCCTAGCTTGCTTGACTCCTCGTATAAATTTAGTTCCTTTTGTAGCTACATCAGATTCAAGAGCAGCAAAGAATGCTTGATTCATATCATCATATAACATTCTATTTTGTTTTTCCTTTGTTTCTTTAACTATAACTCTATCCAAATCAGCAAGCTTCTGCTTCATTCTTTTCTTGGATTCAGTTATTTTCTTTTGTAATTCTTTTACTTTGCTAGGTTTAGTTGGTCCTGTAGGTTTAGGTGCTGCTTCTTTTCTTAATTCAGATATAACACCACGCCCTTCAATGGCAGCTAATCTAGCTAAGTTTGCTTCTAGTTGTTCAATCTTTCCTACCTCAGCTTCTGCTTCTTTGAAAAAACGAATTTGATCTTCTAAGTCTACAATTCGTGAGTCTTTTGGTTTTTTCTTTTTAACTTTAGCTTGTGCTTCCTCTAATGCAATGTCATCACCAAAACGCTTTTGAAGCTTATCTAATTCTTTTTGTAATCTACCTATCTTAGTTTGAAAAGCCTTCTTTAATTTCTCTGCTTTCTGTTGTTCAGTTACTTTTTTCTTTTTACGAGCTGCTGCCCTTCTTGTTACTTTTTTATCAATGTCTTTACCAGCTTCCTTTAGTCGTGGTTTTACTTTAACAAAATCGTTAAACAAATCTTTTATATTAGCATCTTCGGATATTGTTGTTCGTCCTAATTTAGCTTCGAGACTTATCTCTAACTTACCTAAAGCAGCATCTTCTAATCGAGAACGGTAACTATACTTAGCCAACCACCTGTACTTATCTGCATCTCTTCGAGCAGCTTGTAATATACGACCCCCTGTAGTTTCAACTATGTCTTTTACTTCGGTATTAAGTTTACGGAAGAACTGCACTTCTGATAACATAGTTTCGAGAGCTTCTGTATCATCAGCGTTCTTAGATAATTTTCTTAATTGATTATTTAAATTACTGTATGTTCTGTTGTATATTTTCTTAGCTTCTCGTTCAATAAGTGCGGATTCTTGTGACATATTATCTTTACTCATCTTAGAAAGCCTAGAACGCAACACCTCGAAGGCTTCCTCTCTCTCATCATCCACAAAACGAGGTAACTCAGGTTCTTCAATCTCAGGTTCTTCAATCTCAAGTTCTTTGTCTTCAGGTTTTTCTTTAGCACTAACTTCAGGTTCTTCAACAGCTTCTTCCTCTTTCTTAATTAAAGGTTCTTCTATATCTTTTAATTCTTTAGGCTTTGTTTCCTGTTTAGATAAAGCTTCGTCTGCTGTTTTTATTTCATTAAGAGAGTCATCGATAAGTTCTTTACCTTGTTCTAGCTTCTCTATCTCTTTCTTAATTTTAAACTTACTTCCACGACCTACTCTTCCACTCCCCAGTTTCTTTAAACGTTCTTTTAAATCAACTATATCTTTATCTATTCTGCCCTTTGCGTTCTCAGCTGCGTCAGCTGCTTGAGTTCTTCCCCACTTACCAGTCCTAGACCAAATAGAAAATAAACTGTTAAAAGTTCCACCTGCTATACCTGAGAATAAATAATCATAGGTATCACGATCCTTACCGTTTAATTGTGCTTCTATCTCTTGCCTCATAGCCGATTCAGCTACACCTAGAGCAGCTCCACTGACAAAAGTCTTAACACCATTTACTAACATCTCACGACCTTTCCAAGCGTTAGCAGCTCCGACACCTGGGCTTAACCTGAAAAACTTATCAGCGGCTTTAGTAACAAGACCAACACCAAACACAGAAGCAGCAATCATTTCACCGCCTGAGATTTTGTCTTGTAGGCCGTAAGATTGTCTTATCTTTTGCCCTATGAAATTAGAAGTAGCCCATATAGCAGCCTCTGAAGCAGCGAGACCTATAATACCTCCTGCAGTTGTCGTAGGTTCTGGTGCTAATATACCTACAGTTGAAACTCTTTTAGCATTGTTTAGCCACTGCAAATACTTCTGTGACCTATGTAATTTATGTGTCAGAGCTAAACCTACACCTAACTCAGCACTGACACCTAACGCTGTCCCTGTTATATACCTACCTGTACTTAACTCTTGTTCAGCTATTTGCCGAGCTTCTAATACTTCAGGTGCAACGGAGGTTGTTGTAGTTGTAATTCCAGGTTCTTCTGTAGGTTTTGGTCTTGAAATCTTTTCTATATCAGATTCAAGTTGAGTTTTCTGTTCGGTGTTTAACCTACCTTTCAACTGCTCTTTGTATCTTTTATATTCCTCTTCAGTCATTTAACATTGTCTCCTGAGAACCCATAAATTGAGACATAGTATTAGCATCAAACACACCAAACTGTTGAAATTCATCTCTGATCTTTTTCTCGTCTTCAGTAAGTTTTTCGTTCTTTAAGTCTTTATCTAATACAGGACGCCATAACCCTATTACATTTCTAAATTCTTGATCGTTACCGAATAAACGTACATCCATAAAATCTAGTGCCGCTTTGTTTAGTATCTCAGCAGATTCAGGTTTATATTCTTCAAAGTGATGTCGAACTAAAGATAATTTTAAATCGGTTCTATCCCTATTTTTAATCATTAATTTACGCTCTTCGTTTATCAGGTTTCTATCTATTTTACCTGATGTATAAGAAGTAGATGAAAGTCTTCCCGCTTTATATCTAGATTGCTTCTTTCTTGTTTTTGTTTCATCAAGTGAAGAGTATTTTATATCTCCTTTTGCTATCCTTAAACCTCCTCTTTCTCTGCTAGGTTCTAGTTCAGCCTTTTTTTCTTCCGTTATAGCTTCTATATTTAATGAAATTCCTTTAGCTTGGACAATACCTTCGTAACGCTCTTTCTCTATCTGCAACCATTCAGAAGCTAAATCCTGTAGTGTCCTATCTCTTGAATCACTATATTCATCTCCTGCCAGTTCTTTTGCTTTTTGTTCTAATTTATTTTGTATAGAAGGGTAAGCTACGTTTAAAAAATTACCGTAGTCTAATTCAAAATCATCATCTTCATATTCAGCGTCCACCAATTTTAATTCGCTAGTTAAACGATCTTTTATTCTAGTATAGACAGGTTGGTCTTTAACGTAATCGCCTGCTGTAAGTTCTTCCGATTTACCTCTTAAGTCAGGAAACATCTTAATTTGATTGTTATATTTTACCCGCAGAAACTCTGTAGCGTCCTCCCCAGTTTTTTCGTAATGCTGCTCGTATTCTTCTATTATTTTATCTCTATTGTCTTTAGTTAAAGGAATAGGATCAAAAGGAAATTTCAATGCTGTTTCATAACCAGCCTGCATATCATCTACGTTTTCATAATATAAATGTTCTCCTTCGTCACCACTGTCGTTCGCTAGTTCACGTAGACGTTGGTTATATAATTGAATAGGAGAGGCAGTACCGTTAAACAAAGCATCAACTTCCCCCTCTAATTGTTCCATAGTTAAATTAGGATTCAACGAAATGAAAGTGTCTTTTATCTCTTCTGCTGTTACGTTGGATAGTTGTTCTTGTTCGTCTATATTCTTAATATTACCTAGTACAGTAACTACTTTATTAGAGAATCTCTTTCCTACTTTAGTGTCTCTTTTCTCATCTAAGCTTAACAACTTATTGTTTAATTTAGCTTCTATAGGATTAAGAATAGACTTAGCTTGTGTAGTATTAAACACAGGAACACCGTTAACCTTAGTAGCTTTCATTACAGCTAACATTCGACTAGCATCTGTATATCTTTGAGAAGCGTATAAGTTATCTAATTCAGTAGCGTAAGAAGCCACTAAAGCCTTACTGCGGTCTGCTTTGCTTAATTGAGGCAAATCTTCTGCTAACCTTTCATCTGAAACTGTTGCTATCGTTTGTAGATTGGAGGTATCTAAAGGTACGACCCGCCCAGAAGCTGGATCAAAAATAGGTTTGGTAGATGTAGATAGATTTAATCCTAACTCTTGTATGCTGTTGTTGAGTATAACTTCATCTCTCGATTTTTCATACTTAACTCTAAGATCGTTTTTATAGGGAGTAGTAATAGTGCTCCAAAGAGCTTTAGCAGCTGTACTTTTAGAAGCTGATTCGCCTACCTCTTCTACTAAGCCTTTCCATTCTTGATCTAAAGTTCCGTCTAAAGCTTTAAAAAATTCTTCTTCTGTCTTGTAAGTTTCAGCGTTTACTAAGTCTTGTGCTTTAGTTTGAAGACTGGGTAGCATCTTATTAGTGATGTGTCTTTTTAACAAAGCGTCTCTATAAGCCCTGTCCCTGTTGTACCTAGCTAATGGGTGGAAACCTCCTATATCTTTGGTCTTCTTTAACTCAGCAATGACATTCTGTTCTTCTATAACTTCAGCTTGTTCCGCACCTATTTTTTCTTGCTGTACTTGTAGCTGACCATACTGTTGTAAGATAGGATTAACCTGTGACAAAGCATCAGCAAGGTCCATCAACTTATTCCTACCAACTGCACCAGCTCTACGCTGACCTACACTGTATTGACCTGCTCGTTGAATAGTAGGTTGAATACCTGGAACTGCGTCACCTAACCCTTGTACTTGTACTCGTTCTGCCATTATCTTCTCCTGCCTGTCATTGCTTGTGTATAACGCTGAGATGCTGTAGTTCCTGTTGATGATGCTGATCCCATCCTACTGCTAATACCTTGCCCTGCTGCATATCCACTCAACGCTTGAGAAGTACCTTGCAACACAGCACCTAGAATACTAGGTTGACTGACAGGTGGTCCTATAGGTTGATTAATACCAATCTGACGTTGAGCCGTAGCAAACTGAGCTTGTTCAAGTGCTAACCCTGTACCTACTCCTGTTAATTCTTGTTGTCTTAAAGAAGCTGCTCTGTACCCTGCTTCCTGTCTTGAGTAGTCGTCCATTAAAGCTTGTACACTCGCCCCTGCAACACCTGATTCACCTGCTGAAACTCTCGCCCTAGCTAATGCTTCTTGGGATTTCCTGCTGACTTGTTCTAGTTCCCTCGCGGTAGCCTCCTGTTTCTGTGCTTGCTGCATTCTAATGCTTGATTGCTCTTGCATGAATCGACTTCTTTCAGCAGCTGCCGATTGTGCTTGAAACGCTGCTTGTTGAGCTTGAGCGGCTGCTTGTTGTTTAGCTTGTTGTCTAGCACCTGCAAATTGAACTCCTGATTGGAGACCACCTACTACTGCCATTGCTACTGCTGGGTTACACATAATAAATTACTTCCTCTCTATCTTAAATGACTTATAACCTGAGATATTGCAATCCTCAAAACTAGCACCCAACCAAGTTAACCACCTGACACTGAGTGTATTAGCTTCCATGACATAGTTTGTTAAGTAGTCAAAACCTTCCATCAAATCATCTATCCACACTTGTGAATCCTTAACAAACTTCTTCTTTATCTTACAAAAATTCCTTGTCCCTAATAACCAAGCGATGCCTACATTCTTTCTAGGAGCTACTCCAAAGCTTGCTAATAAACCATCTTGATCTGTCTTGATGCTATAGCACTTACTACTTGATTCAAATGATCCGTACACAGCATCTCTAGGGTGAAACATTAGACCAATACATTCCATCATATCTTCTTCTCGTAAGTCATCGTATAACAAAGGAGCATCAAGGGTAGGCATACTAGGTTCTATTCTAACTTCCATATCTTCTACTTCTTGGTATCAACATCGATTCAAATTCAGCTGCAAGTATTTTCACTGGTAAAGCACTAGAAGATTTAATTTCAATAGTAGCGTCATTAGGTTGTGATTGAACAGGGAATCTGAAATGTCCGTCTTGAGGTACAAAATTATTGAGTGTTAAGTTAGAGCCTAGTATCTCAGGGTTAAAAGCATAGCTATATGTATCTCTAAATTTAGGAGTTATCTCTACAGTGAAGTGTCCAGTTTCAGTATAGTTCAAGCTACCGCTTCTTATTGTTTGATAGGCGTAATCAGAAGCTGATCGTCCTCCTCTTTCTGTAGGTTGCTTCAATGTTTGGTCAGAGAACTTATATAACATATCGTAAGGAAAACCTGCTACGAAATCAACACTTGTTAAATTATCTGTGACTGTTCCTTCTGTGGTGGATGTCCTTGTGAAAGGGTACTTATGTCCTTTCTTTGAGTATATCTCAACTCCATTAGGATCATAAGGAAATCCACTTATAGTAGTTAACTTAGTCGATGCACTATAACTAAAAGACAACTCAGACTTATCCAACCTACTGTCTAACAATAAAGCATAGTTCTCGTTACCATCCTTTAAGTTGTTCTCCATAGGTATCTTCTCTAAGTAAGTAGAGTCGGAGTCTTTAGTGATAACATAAAGATCAGCTTCGATAAAATGAGCACTTATTATTTCCCTGGAGAAAGTAAACTTCTGCCAAGCGGATTGAACCTTTTCTTTATTTTGCCAAAAGAATTTATAGACAAACATTGTAGTTCTATCACCGTTCAAAGCTACGATTAAGTCTTGAACAGAAGAACCTACCATTAACTCTAAAGTCGAAGGAATATAAGTAGGTACTTGTGCAGTTATTTCAGAAGCATCAAATATATTATTATCAGCATCCACATAGTACTCCATTAATCCTTCACTATTATTCCTTTTAAAATTAAAGTATAAATAGTTATTAATTACTAAAGGTGTAATTGTCTCCGAAGAATCATACTCTGTTGTCGGTGTGATGCTGACTGTTTTAGGAGTAAGCAATTCATTCCCTCTTAACACAAACTGAGTCCTATTGGAAAAGATTACAAGTTTCTCTTGAAAAGGAACAGCGTGTTGTAACTCCACTACTTTTGTGTGACTAATACCCACATCAATTGGAGCGGAGTCTAATAAACTTAAAACACTTGTCCTCCACAAATTAAAGTACTCATCCGCTTCACTGAACACTACATTATTCTTAGTCAGGAAACCTAGTCTATTCTTAAAAAAGAACATATCTTTAATTTTACTTCCCACTAAACTAGGAGCAGGATTACTTCTATCATCTCCTACTTTCCTTGCTTCCCAAGAAGCGACATCTAGTGTCCAGTAATTAAAGGAAGTATCTGTAGGTTTTAACTGTAAAGGCAGAGTATTAAAGTTTAAACGTGATTGAATACCTTCTGATACTCCTTCAGTATCATCTTCATTTTTCCATCCTATAGTTTCTACCCAAGTACCTTCTCCAAATTCGTTGTTATCTTTTGTCTTGAATCTTACGTAGTAGTCATCTTGGTCTAGTTCAGGATCACCTATTACTTTCACTCTAAAATTATGATAACATTTAGCAGGTAAATCTGTTATGCTGGAAACTTCTTTGTAAATAACACCTAGTCCTTGATCCGCTAGTCCATCCGCAGCTCTTATAGAAAAGTCACTGCCTATTACATAACTAGTAGTTAAAGCCCAAGGCGTAGCTAAATTTGTACGTGTCGTTCCTATCCAATATGTAGAGTAATTTGCACCTACTCCAGGTTCATCTGTACTGGATGCTGTGTGGTCTTGTATGCACTTGTAAAATTGATTGTTATGAGAGACATAAGAAACCCTAGAGATTCTAATAACAGCATCTTTACTTTCTGTTCTAATCGCAGCTGATGCTTCTATTGTAGCAGTTCCTGTCGCCAAGTTTACAGGAAAAGGAGTAACACTTGGGTAGAGAAAAGCAATTGCTTGCCAAACTACCCGATCCCACTCACTATCAGGTGACCTCATCTCTGGCCAAAATGTAATTATAGGGTCAGGGTAAGAACTATCGTATCCAGTCCCTCCGTACAGCATAGTAACACTTTGTACTACACCTCCTTGGACATCACAGATACCCTTTGCTCCTTGTCCTTTTAAAACTCCATTACTATCATACTGTTCTACAACAGCAGTCACTCGATAACCATAATCCTTAAATCGAGGTTCAACTTGTGGATAGAATACATAATCTGCTCCTCCACTTGTAATTGTAATGTCAGATATAACATCAGTTGATTGAGTGTAGTTATAAGCTATTAAATCACTGAGGTCTTTTGCAATGTGTCCTGTGTCTGCATCAAAGCCATCACCTCCTGGTCCACTTCGATATGTAGCAGGATACTCAGCGTCAGGTGCGTGATCGTTTGTATGTCCTTGAGAAAATGCTGCACTGTTAAAAGGTACTAATAAATCATCGATATATACATTATAGTTCTTCTTATAGTCTCCTAGTTTAACAAAGAGTAAAGCTTCCCTTTCTAAAGGGGTTGAGAGATCAGTAGAAAAAATAGATACAGTCTGTTCTTTATTTGCTATGAAAGTATAATCAGCAACAGTAAGTGCTTTAACATCTTCTCTAGGATTAGATATATTATTTAAATACGCTTGTGCTGATGTACTTATGCTTACTTGTGTCACAGGATTACCTGTGTTTAAATTGAAAAGAGAGACTGCACAAAGAGATACTTTATTCTCTAATACACAAGCAAACCTATTGTCATCATCTCTGTCTATGTATTGAACAAAGGAGTCATCACTGATCGGACTAGTGAATAATTTATTGATGTGCCTTGTATTAGGACGCTTAACAAGTCCTTCTACAACAGTAGCCCAAGCATTAATCTGTTCGTCACATTGCCCTGGAAACCGTAAGTTGTCAGGTTGTTGTGAAACCCCTTGTGCTAAGTTAGGAACACTGTTTACTAGCAAAGGCATCTCTATCGATCAAGTACTCGTAATACGCTGTAGTTATCGAAGATGGTTCTATCTGCATTCTCAGAGTCACTCTCAATAGCTCTTGCTTTCGCTTCAATCTCATCTCTTAAAGCAAACCCTTCTATCTCTCTACTCCCTAAGAATCGGGCAGCAAAAATACGAGCTGCTTTAACAGATATGTAATGTCTAAATTGTTCAGGTAATTCTTCGTAAGCTAACTCAAAAGTTATAATAGCTTTTAAGCTCTTAGTCCAAGTATCCCTGTGGTTTTTCCTGTCGTATAATTTAAGACCTCGTTGTACAGGATCAGTGTCCGTGTTTAACTCAGGGTCTAAATCTACTTTTAAAGTGTTAACAGGAAGAGTAATCTTACTAGTACCTGAATCAGGAACTAAAGGATAATCATACTCAGTGTTGTAATGCCAGCCTTCCGATTGGATTGCTTTGCTTGTCTCGTTTAAAACAGACTCAGCTTGAACGACAGTCACAGGAACAGCACTTGTGCCTCCTAATGTATTAACAGGTGATTCTCCTATTACAGAGATCATTATGTTTACTGCGTCAAGTTTAGTCGTTAAAGCCATAGCATTGTTTAGTAAATAAAAATATCAGTGAAGGGAAGGGATTCCGCTACGCAGTCCCCCTCCCCAACACCGAAGAGAGAACTATTTCTGTAATTCGATAGCACACTCAGGACGGAGGATTCCGTGACCCATAGCATACTTAGCAACGAACAATGTACCTTGACGCTCAATCTGATATTCAGACTCAGTAGCAAGATCAAGAAGCTTTACAGTTCCTACAGCAGCAGAGTGAGCAACGATACCAAGAGTATTGGTGAAGTTACCATTATAACCTGCTCCACCTGCACCGAAAACATCATTGCTAGAAGCACCATCGCCAGAAGTAACAGCTGATAAATCAGTTGAAGGAATGTGATTACTTTTGTAGATAGTGATACCTGCAATCTGAGGGATTGATCCAGTAGCGATGCTTCCTAAACCTCCGACATCTTTATTAACAGCGGAAGTAGAGATAGCAAGCTGTCCAGCACCACCAGTAATTAACTTGTAATACTCTTGTGGACGAAGTACGCAGAAACGACCGTCACTAGGAACATCGTTTTCGTCAAGCTTCTGAGCAGCTGTGAAAAGAGCAGCAGTTAACTCAGCACCTGTTGGATCAGAGTTGTCAGCGTCATCAGTTGAATCAGCTCCGTCTCCCATTGCGTTAGCAGAAACATCGAGGATTCCTCCAACTTTACCACCTATATCAGAAGCTCCACGAGCAGCAGCTATAAAGGTTTTAGATAGAGCAGTATCGAAACGAACTGCAAGAGCCTTACCTAACTCGTTCGCGTAAACGGAACGGATGTCGTAGTGATTCTTTACATCGTCAATGTTAGCCAAGAAAGTAGAAGCAAGTAACATCTTATCGATTGTAATTACTTTCTCTGCTTTCTTGATGTCGCTTAGGTAAGAGTTACCTGCGTCAGCGATGTTTTCGCCTGGTGTGTGGTAAGAAGCAGATGCAATTCCAGTAACTGGGAACTGAGCTGATTTACCGTTTTCGATTGTGCGAACAGTATGTAGTGGTTTGAAGACGTTAGACTCCTCAAAGGTTTGCAAGATTTCTCCGCTAAACTTTTTAAGAAACAAAGCATCTACATCATTAGCACTATTAACCTGTCCTACACGTGAGGGGGATGTATTTCCATTAGCCATAATATATGTGTGTTGTAATTGTTATTATTAGTATTTGTTTTTCGACTTTCGTTTGAACCTTTGATCGAGATTGTCCACCGCAGTGGGTCTTAACATTAGTACTACTAATTGTCTGTTAAAGTAAATTAAGTATTATAATTCCACTTAAACATAGAACAGTCAAGACAATAGCCTTCTCCTTCTTGTTCAAGTTATTATAAATTCTTCTTAGTCTTTTTAATTGATTTATCATTATTGTTAGATTTCTTCTGTACATATCGGGTATAAAAGATAGGTACTATGTTCCAAAGGATAACACCAACAAGACATAGTTTCAAGAATCCATATACTTCATCTAACATTGAATCAAAGAATCCATCATCCATCTTCTCGTCTAATTGTTGTTGTACAAGTTTCTGTACATCTCCTTCGGATATAGCTTTGACTTTGTTAGCTAATCCCTTGTTCTCCTCCATTAACTTAGCTCCCTCTCCTATTCCCCATCCAAGGGCAGCACCACCAGCAGCAGGACCAGGACCACCAAGGCTACCAACAGTTGCTCCACCTACACTGCCTATTAACGGATAAAAAGAAGCCTTGGAACATCCACCAAAAAGAACCAGAACCAACACTGGCAAGAAAAAAGATGGAGTCCAAGGCTTCAAACCTACAATAAAAGTCTATATACTACTGACAGATATACGTCTGTCAATCTCTTCGTGATATGCTTTATCTCCACTCCTATATCTAGGATCAGATTGAGCACGAGCTAATTCCTGCATAGAACGAAAAGGCATAGTAGAGGACTTGTTAACTGATCCTTGTACTAATCGAGGACTAACACCATTCTCTGCTTTGTATTGAGCGTACAATCCTTTAGTGGCTAACTTAGCTTGTTCAACTGTACCATTCTGTACAATCTCATCAAAAGTATTTACCTCTTCAGGAGATAAGTTATTAGAAGCCCACTCTGCCATTTGATCCCAGTTACCGTCAGCAGCAGACTTAATACTACCTTCTTCACTTTGCATAAGTGCTTGTTGACCAGCTGCATAGCTATCTACTATCTCCTTCGATATCCCAGCTTTAGCAAGATTCTCATAGGTCTCCTCAGATAGCTTACCATCATTCTGAAAAAACTCTTTAGAAGCTTCCACAACAATATCGTTGCTATCCAGGTCTTCCTCCTGAGTGTCATTGGTTTCTTCTTGTACTTCAGATTCTTCTTCTTCTTGCTGTTCTTCATTAGCCCCTGCTCCCATCTTCTTCTCAAGTTCACTGTAAGCGTTTGCCATATCTTCAGCACTCTTAAACTTTTCAGGTAACCACTCAGGTCTATTACCTTCCGTCTGTTCTTCAGGTACTGACTCAATAGCTTCTTCTGACTCTGGGTCAATCTCCTGTGGTGCTTTCTCATTTATCTCTACTCGGTGTAATTCTGCCATATCTCTCTATTCTTCTTGTGGTTGTTGTGATGCCATGTACTGCTCTTGTGCAGCATTGATAGCAGGTGCTACAGCAGGACTACCCAACTTCATCATCATCTCTTGTTGTTGGGCTTGCTGCATAGCTTGTTGAATTTCTTCGTCTGATTTAATTAGTCCTTCAGTCTCAATACCTAACGCTGT